GTGTTCAAGGCTATCTTTGGCCTTTTGAACATTCATTCTGGGCGGGTGTTGCTGGATGGTCAGGACATCACCGGCCAGACCCCCAGACAAATGATTGATCACGGCGTCACCTACGTTCCACAGGGGCGCAATGTGATTCCGCAACTGTCGGTCTGGCACAACCTAGAGATGGGAGGGATCACGGCGCGCGATCAGGACAAGCTGCGCACCCGTATGAATGAGGTAATGATCCAGTTCCCTATGCTGATGGAGTTCAAGGACCGCAAAGCGATCGAGCTGTCCGGCGGCCAGCAAAAGCAGCTTGAGATTGCGCGGGCGTTGTTGCTGGATCCAAAACTGATCTTGATCGACGAACCCTCGATCGGATTGTCCCCCAATCTGGTGCAAGAGGTGTTTGTCACACTGCAACGCCTGCGCGACCAAGGCGTCACCATCCTCATGGTAGAGCAAAACGCCAAGGCGGCGCTGGCAATGTCAGATTTCGGACTTGTGCTTGAACTGGGTCAGACGCGGATGCACGACAAAGCCTCACGTTTGCTCAATGATCCAAAGGTCGGACAATTGTTTCTCGGTGGGCACTTTCAAGAGGACGAGAAATCGGGGTGAACTGGATTAAGTGTCCCCTCGGGTCGATCTCACTTACAAGAATGAGCACTGCAGAGTTGTCATGTGTGGGACGGCTTCGTTTACGCAAGGGTTGAATTGAGCTGATTTTGATCGTTTCAGGTTTCGGTCATGTGTCCGGCCTTTGTGCTTGGTGCATATAACCGCTGGCCCTGATGAAGTCCGCATGCCGGGTCCCAATCAGACAAATTCAAACCAGTCTCTACTGCTGGAATCTTAGACCTGTTGATTGTCACCGAGAGCTGACCCGGTTTTGTCACCGAGGTTTGACCCACCCAGCGGTTATGTTTTGTCTCTTATGCGGTCGTCAATGGTGCGGTCTCCTTTCGCTTTTTTTCGCGGTCGCTGAGCTTGCCTTGAAGCGGTAGCTGTCGTTGCCGGTTTCAAGGATGTGGCAGCGGTGGGTGAGCCCGTCGAGTAAGGCGTTCGTCATCTTGGCATCGCCGAAGACGGTGGCCCGTTCGCTGAAGCTGAGGTTGGTTGTAATGATGACGCTGGTGCGCTCACAGAGTTGTTGAGCAGGTGGAACAGCAGCTGCCTTTCTCGTTCCTGTGGGATTTGATCGTCGGGTTCGTGCAAGGCGCGAGTAATACCTGAAATAGCCCGGTAGAGCGGCCAACTTTTAATTTATTCGATGTTTTAGCCACCCTCTCACTCCTCCACCTCTACCCAAACGCTAAACTGCCCACACTGATCTGTGATCCTGCGCTCGATGCGCGCCGCGGCTTCAGCAGCATCGATTCGCTCAAGGATTTTGGCCTGCTCAGCATCGAACGCGATGGCGTCCTCGATTCTCTCGATCCGATTGTTCAGCCCGGTCGTGCTGTCATGCCAAACGAAAGCGTCGTATCCGGCGAGGGCAGTGCCCGTGGGATCAACCACCTCCCAAGTCTCAGCGCCCTCGGGCCCGAGCCTGACGCCGTTGATCACCCGCGCGGCCTCATGATCGTGACGCTGCTCGGCAAAGCTGCGCCGGCGATGATCTTGGGCAGCGACTAAGGTTTCGTGAAGATGGCCGTCTGCCGTGCGGAACAGGTTTTCTTCGATGTGATCGCCAAAATACATGATGGCCTCCGGCCGAGTGCGCAGATCGTAACACCATTTGAGCCAGCCCTGGGCTGTGTCATGGCCGGGCTCACCGCTTTGCGCCGCGGCGGTCTCCAACTCATCCATCATGCTCAGCATCAGGTCATAACCCGCGGCATAATCAAACTCAGTGACGCCCGCGCTTTGGAACACCCGCTCCAGCACCGCATAGGCGCCATCGCAGACGCCCATATCCTTGAAGAACTGCAATGAGGTTCTCATCCGACCGCTCCATAGGCTCGGTTGGCGCCACCCAGCCAGGTAACGGCATGACCATTGGTGTTGATCGCCTTGCCACCGGCGCCGCCTGCGCTGACCACTGCAAGTGCTGTGTTGAGAACATTTCCACCGCGCGCGCCCCATCCCCCGCCACCACCCGCAAAGGGGAAGGCATAGGATGCAAAGTCCAAGGTGGCAGTCAAAGGGATAAGGCTTGGAGGTGCGCTGGCAAACTGCGCAGGCGTTAGACCTCCCGTGGCGCCGTCCGATCCCGTTTCTCCGGGTCCACCACCCCAGCCACCTGCACCACCAGTGAGAAGCACAACTTCAAACCGCATATTGCGCAGGCCCCAAAAATCGGTGCCGTTCTCAGTACCTGTCGGGTCGCCCGTATGAAGCTCAGATATGCCAACCCGTTGGCCCCTGTAGGATACACCGGGCAGAACGCGTCCGCCGTTCTGACCTGACATGATTGCAACTTGAGACGGTGTTACGCTGCCGCCACCCATGGCACTCTCTCCCTGTTCAGACGTTAAACCTGTTGATAGAGCGCACACTGCTCCCGCCCCCGGCTCCGCCGTGAGTTGCTGGATACTGGTACAGCGCCCCGTAGTTTGGTTCGATCACGGTGGTTTGAGACCCAACCTGGCCCACGGGAGGAGGCGCCGGTGCAGCGGCAACAAACGAACTCTCAGTGTGAGTGCCGCCTTGACCACCCCCGGCACCTCCGCCGCCTGCGCCAAAACCGCTCGATAGGTTGAGGTTTATGAACCCAGCCCCGCCTCCACCGCCTCCGCCGATATAGCCATTGGTATTGTTGATGCTGATCGGACCGGTCAGCGCGATGGCAGGCCCACCTGCTGCGCCACTGCTATATGTGACACTCGCGCCGTTCATATCGCCGCCCTTGCCTCCCTTGCCCATGATGAAGCCGTTGTTGATCAGCGTGAGCCCACCGGGGAAGGCACCGCCCATGTCGAGCGCGGGGAGCGATGTGTTGTCGGACCAGATGTAGACGCCCGGCGCGATCGTCACTTGTACGGCCGTCGTCCCATTCCAACCCTGCCCAAGTAAGTATGTCCGAAGGTTTAGATGCAGTTGGTTTGCGGTGATGGTGTGCCCAAAGGCATTGGCCTTGCCGCGCAAGCTGGCCTTGCCGATGGGCCCGCTTGGCACGCCTGCCAGCGCGCGCACGGCCGCTTCGCCAAGCGAGATGGTCGCGGTGGCAGGACGGCCAAGCTCAGTGTTCACCTGGCTGAGCGATAGCGGCCCTGTTGTGGGAAGCGACATGGCTCACGGGCTCCCGAAGGCTGTGACGTTGCCCAGCACCGTCAGATTGCCTGAGGCATCGATGGTCATGATGTTGGTGCCGTTGTGGCGGAAGGTGAGCGTCGTGCCGCTAGCATGCGCCGTAAAGGCGCCCCAGCGGGCCCCCACCTCGACGATCTGCTCTGTGCCATCGGCGCGTTTAAGGAAGAGTTTGCCGTCGCGGGTGTTGATCGCAAGCTCACCCAGATCGAGCTGGGCTGTGGTCGGCACCTTGGTGGCGACTGAAGAACGCTTCATACGAATGATGCTGGCCATTTGGCCGTCTCCTTCCTTGCCTCATCTGAGGGGATTTCGGGATGGGGGATTGCGGAACATGGGCACCAGCATGGGGTGACCAGGGCGACCGAAGCGCACATTGCTCTGCGCACACAAGATCGCGGATCGCGGCCGCCTATCAGGAGCCTACGCCTGCGCTCAGCTCAGAAGGTCCCACCATCGAGCGTCACGCCGCTGATGCTGCCACCGGTGATGGCCACATTGCTGGCGGCCTGAGTAGCAAGCGAGCCAAGCCCAAGATTGCTGCGCGCGGTGGTCTTGTTCGGCAGATCGGAGAGGTTGGACGCGGCAGAGAGCTTTCCCGCCAGTCCATTGGTCACCGTGGTGGCAAAGTTCGGATCATCGCCCAAGGCGGCAGCAAGTTCATTCAGCGTATCAAGCGCACCGGGGGCTGCATCGACCAGCGCGCCAATCGCCGCCGAGACAAAGGCCGTGGTCGCCAACTGTGTGGTGTTGGTGCCCGCGGCAGGTGTCGGCGCGGTGGGCGTTCCGGTTAGCGCCGGCGAGGCAAGGGCTGCCTTGGCATCAAGGGCCGCCTGCAGCCCCGTCACTTGCGCGATCGCATGGCTGTGCGTGGCGGGTGTGAAGCTTGTGGGTTTGCCGGTCACCCCTGTCCAAGGCACGCTGTCCGCGGCCTCTGCCGCATCCACCTTGCCATTGTTGTTGGTGTCATAGGTGGCCTTCGCCATATCGCCCGCACCAAAGCCCGTGATGGCCGATTGCACGAAGGCGGTGGTGGCGATCTGGGTATTGCTGGTCCCGGCCGTTGCCGTGGGTGCAGTTGGCGTGCCGGTAAAGCTCGGAGATGCAAGGGCCGCTTTCCCGTTCAGGGCCGTCTGCAACCCAGTTACATCCGCAATGGCGTGGCTATGCGAGGCCGATGCCTTGCCATCGAGCGTTGTCTGCAGACCGCTGACCTCGGAGATTGCATGGCTATGGCTGACGGCTGCTTTGCCTGCGAGCCCGGCATCGAACTGCGACTTTCGTACGAGATCAGTGCTGGCGCTCGCGTCCTGGCTCGATTTGGGCACCACCGCAAAGGTCTTGGCGCCCGAAATACTCTGCGTGCCGGTTAGATCGACAAAGGCGCCGCGTCCGGCGAGCGGCAAGATGGCCGTTGCATTGCCTGCACCGTCATCGCCTTTGCCGACATAAAGCGTGTCATCGACCTCGTTATGAGCGACCTCGCCGGATTTGAGGGCGGCGGGCGCGCCGGCGTTACCGGCCTGGCGGCGTTTAAACTGGATTGTATTGGCCATCAGAAGAAGCCTCCGTTGATGGGGGTGTCTGTGGGAAGGATGGTGATGCCGGGATCGCCTTGGTCCCCCTTGTCGCCTTGCGGGCCGGTCGCACCTTGCGGCCCAGGCTGGCCCGCAATCCGGATGCGGTAGGGAACGGTCGCGATCCGGACTGCCACAGGCGCGGTTATGGTGATGGGCCCCGTCTGAGAAACAGCCGAGCTCATGGCGCAAGCCCTCGGGTCACAGGCAGCATGACGGGGATCTCGAGGAAAAAGCCCAGATGCAGATCGGGATCGAGATCGATGCGTACGAGATCGAGCACCACCCTGCCGGGCGCGAGGCCCGCAGTCTGATCGGGCCGTAGCGCCAACTCCAAGACCGTGTCGCTCACGCGCAGCACACCACCCTCGGCGCTGCTGAGGGTGGCCAGTACTGTTGGATCACTGGCCCGCACCCGCAGCTGCCCACCATAGGCGGCCCCTTCGACAAAGACGGGCGCGGCCGCTTCGATCTGCAGTCGCCATGGGTAGCCGATCAGAACCGCCGGGCCCTCGGTCGTTGTGGTGATGCTCATGGGCGCCACCCACAAAGCCGGGCGCCAGTCTCATTATGGACTAGGATCTGGCGCGCGGTGTCGTCGGTCAGCTGATCGGCGCGTGAGGGGCGGATGGGCGCGGCCCAGTCGCAGTCTGTCTGGAAGAGGCCGTCAGTCGCGCATCCAGCGAGCAAGGCGACGGTCACGCTCAGCAGGGCTGGCAGTCTCAACATCATGACGGGTGTCCTTGGCAGTGTGGAGCGCGCGGATGCGAGCATCGGCGCGGCGGATGGCATAGCTGGCCTCGGCCGCCTGACGACCGTGGCGGAAGGCGACCCAAAGCGCGGTGATGAGCGCGAAGACGATGGTGCCAGCAAGAACAGCCCGGCGGCCGAGCCCCGAGAGCAGGGCATGGGCAAGGCCAATCATGGCGTACGCCCCGTGCGGTGATCCTTGATCCGGGCGCCGCGTGCCTTCAGCGCGTAGAGTATGACCCCGACAAACACGGCCATGCCGATCCAAGGGAGCGCGGCGGGCAGCCAGGTATTCATGCCAAAGAGCGCAATCATCCGCGCCGCCAGATCCTGCGCCTGCTCGGCCTCAGCCAAGGCGGGCGCGATCTGGCTGCCAAGCGTTCCAACAGCGCCCATGACACCCAGCCCAATTTGGGCATTGGCGGCCGCAAAGATCCGGCTTTGCGCGGGAAGACCCTCAGCACGCGCCGGCGCAACCTCGCGCGGAACAGCGCGTTCCAGTGCTTCGGCCAGCGCCACATCGATGATTGGCACCAGCGGCAGCGCATTGTCATCGCGGAAGGCGAGGATCGCGGCCCGTGTGCGCGGGCCGATCACCCCGTCAACCGCGCCCACCTCGTGATAGCCAAGCGCGCGCAAACGGGTCTGCACATCGCGCACAGAGAGTTGCACCGCCGGGACAACATTGCCCGCACGCCGCACGCCCAGGAGTTTCGAGACCGGATAGCGCTTCACATTGACTGCGTCGCTTTGGTTGCCGCCGAGGCCCCAGACCCATGGCGCCTCGATGCGCTCGATAAAGAACACATGCCCCTGCCAGCTGGAGGTCCCGCGCGGGATCACCCCGATATCGCCGGGCTGGGCGTCGGCGATCTCAATCGGCACGCCCCAGTCTAGGTAGGACCGCGCCGTCAGCTGCCGCGTTGACCGGATGCCGGCCTGCTCAAGGCAGTGCCCGACAAAGGCTGCGCACCAGGCCACGCTGTCATGCTCAACCCAATCGTGTCCGACACTAGCGTACATCGCCATGATGGCAGGGCTGTTCTCGGGGCCCAGGCCCTCGGTCGTACCGATATAGTCCCGGGCAATCTCAAAAGGCGTCATGGTCGTCTCCCCATGCAAAAGGAAACGCCGCCCCGAGGGGCGGCGCTTTACGGATAGTGTCGTTTTGGGCGCGATTATCTTGCCGATGCTGTTCAAGCGTCGGTTATCGATGCCGACAAATATAAGAAGATTTTTTTGCGCTATTCAGCCGCACTTTGAGGCACGTCGCGGGCGCAGCTATCTTGCAGCAGGCTGTGGTCCCGACATCACGTCACGTGCTTGCGACATCCAATCATCGATTGCGGAGTTGGGCGATGGACCGATACCCGAAAGGCCAGCGATTTGGACCTCAAACAAACCCAAATGCCCCTTCGCATCCGTCCAGTCACCACCCCGGTCCACAACAATCCGTTTCGCGGCATGAACCGGATCTGAGGCTGCATTGAGAGTTGATAGGATGTCACTGAGGTCTTGGCAGGTCGGCATGGCGTCCTCATCTGTTCTGCACTGGATGTGGACGCCATGCTGGAGAGATTCAAGTCAGTGAGCAGAAGTCAGCCGATTGCGTAATTTTCCCGGTTCCCACCATGCGCCTCATGCTCGGCAATTCACTTCGTTGTGCGGACACCGCCCGACTAAGGTTTTATGTGCTCTATTTCTTCTTGCCCAACCATGCGGCCAGCAGTGTTTCCGCTCCGCGTGGCCCGAGATAGGCGAGCGTCGCCACAAACCCCGTGCTGACTGGCTGGGTCAGGCCCATATAGCTGGCCGCCGCATCGCCGATCAGCGCCATGCCGACGGCAACCGGGATTTCCCAAAGCAGCTCTTTGCCAAAGAAACGTCGTTTGCCCAATTTCACCTCCCCAGAATGATACATCAGCCGTCCCGTAAATGCCCCGATCAGCGTGGTGACGGCCCCGCCAAAGAGGTTGTTGATCATCTCGATAAAGCTCTGGTCCTGCATGGCCGCCGTCTTTCGTCGTAGGTGGTAATGAACTGATCGCCCGGCCCGGCCTAATATTCCCCACCGTCCAAAAGGGCGCCAAAGGCGCTGTCGGTGACGTCGCGGATCTTGAGGGTCGGCGGCGTGGTGCTGGTATCGAGCCAGAGCATCCCCGGTGCCGTCGCCGTTGGGGCGGAGGTACCACTGCTGGTCGATCTCAGCGCTGCAATCACCTGATTGATCTGGGCACGAACAGCCGCGCCATTGTCGTTGATGATCACAAAGCTTGGAACTTGGGTCATTGCTCAATGTCCATTAGGCCACCTCATCCGCGATCAGCCGGAGCTCGGACACGATCGGCGTAAACGCCGGATCATTGGTTCTGAGCCATGCCCGTGCTTCCACCGCGCGCGCTTCGATCTCGCTGTTGTCGATCCGGCCCCAGCGCCCCCAGACGGGGTTGGCGCCTGACGGGTCGTCATCGGTCTCACGCACCTCAAGGACCACATCGATATCGGCGCCCTCCGAGCCGTCGAAGTCAGCCCAGCTGTCGATCGGGGTCATGCGGTCATCGATGTAATCCGAAAGGGCCGAAGCACCGACCAAAATATCCGAGCGCAATCGCACGCGCCTGAGTGTGCCGAAGTCGAGGAGGCCATCAAACTGGTAGAGCCCCTCGCTTGCCAGCACGACCGGGCTGCCTGCCGCGTCGATCCCGGTTTCCAGTTTCAACGTGCCTGCAGAGATCACAAGACCAGTTTTTTGACCTGGAAAGCCCGGATCTGCTGCCAGCGTGTTTAGCTGCGCAAAGCTCAGGATCTGCACGCCCTTGGTCGTAACCGTGCTAACGGGGCCAATCCGCCCCTCACTGTCCTCGGCCCGCAGCAAGTAGGTGCCAGGCTTTAGGGGCACGACCGCGATGGCCTCACCGCCAGAGACGCGGTCCATCAGCGTCGAGTTCGCCCAGGAAGCGTTCGCGTCCTTGCTATGGCGGATGATGACACTGCCACCCACCCGCACATCTACGTCGACTGCGCGCTGCCATTTTAGGACCGCGAGCCCGCCCGCAGACTGGATGGTCAGACCTTCGAGTGCCGCCGGTGGGGCCGTAAGGCCCACCACCTCCCGCGTGCCCTCGCGCCAAGGCGAGGACACCCCCAGCACAGACACAGCCTTGACGCGGAAGTCCCACTGGCCCGGGGCAATGTCGCGCAGCTCGATCAGCGTGCCGGTCGTGCGCCCATGATCTTGCCACTCCCCACCATCCCGGCGGGCCTCAAACTGGTAGCTTTCCACAAAGCCGCTTTGGGCTTCCGTCCAGCGCACGCGCAGCAGCACCTTTACGGCTGAGCCATCCCGCGTGACGTAGAGCTCTTCCTCGCCCTGCGGCGCGCCAGGAGGTGCAATGTCAAAGGCCGAAGGCAGCGTTGTGCGAGGTGCAGCCGCATAGATCTGCTCCTCCGAGGCGTCCCAGTCATAGACCAGGGGCGAGGTCTCGCGCAGCAGAAGCTCTGGTGCGATCCGCGGGCCGGATCCGATCTGGGTCAGGTCCAGCCGCACAGCCTCCACCTCGAAGGGTTTGCCGTCATCGGGATTGGGACCGCCAAAGCCCCAGCGGGTATAGCGCAACAGCGTGGACTCACCGGCAGAGACACGCCAAGCCTTCAATTTGCCGGAGAGGCGTACGCGCATCTGCCGCCGTGCCCGCTCGAGCTCGATCTTGGCCAGCCGCTGAGCCATCGAAGCCGAGATCGTGAATGGCAGCGCAATGTCGCGCCAAACCTGCTCGCCGCCATCCTCGGTCAGATAGGCATCACTCGCATAAGCCGGGAAGTCATCGGGCTGCCAGCTGTTCTCCGGGCTCACGAACTGACCGCGTACGGAGTTGAAGTTCCAGGCCCGGCTTTGCCGCGTGGTCAGCGTCATGCCGCCTTCGCGGACATCATCGCTGGTCAGCAGCTCAGTCGGGATCCGATACGCGCCCGCCCGCATGCGCCATTGGCCCGCCTGCCAAATGCAGCGCCCGGCCATGGCGGTCAACATCGCCTCGATGATGGTCTTCGGGGTTTCCGAGAGCGAGACGACGCCATTGCAGCTATAGCGCGGCTCCGTGCCGCCGCCTGCCAAGGCCACCTGCTCATCGCAAATGTTTGCCGCCTCGATCTGTTCGGTGGCGATCAGAGAACGGCGCTTTTCTTCAGCTTCCATTTCAGCGAGGTCGGCACGCGCTCGGATGAAGCGCGCCCGTTCGGCAGCATAATCGGGTGCGCCCGACTGCGCCTTCAGCGCTTGGTCGCGCAGATAGCGGACATAACCCCGCACGGACCCGATCAGATCATACTGGCCGCGTTCGGCCTTCGGGATGACGCCCTCGCGGCTTAGTTGCTGGACCCGCCGTTCGGAGAGGTCCAGCAGCCGCGCGATCACGCCGATGGGCTGGGTGCCGGATGACATTCGCAGACCTCGAGAGTGCGATTAACAGTATGAAATTGCATCTAATTCACTGGATATGCTTCGCCACTAGAGCGAAGCTCACGACAGCAGAAAACGCAATTCAGGACGCCCCGAGATGAGCCATCGCACAACAGCCAAAGACGCGTTCATCGCCAAGAAGGCCGCGATTGACACGATGCTCGCGCGGCTGCAGGCGCTGAGCGCAGAGCACTTCAACACCCATCCCGACGAGGTTCATTGGGGCCATGTCGGCAACCTCGACTATTATGCCGAGCTCCTTAAGCGCATCACAGACAGCGCCTTCCAGGAAGGCGAGCACGCGGAGTAGACCCCATGGAAACCACCAGCATTCGCTTCCCCATCCGGAAGCTGCCCGAGCATTTCGACCGCAGCCGCATCACTGTCGTCCTTGAGGAGATCGAAATGGCGTTGATGGACGATGGTGGCGTTTACGGCAGAACCTTTGCCGACAGCTTCACCATCACGGTCGAGGTCCCGACCCATCAGCTGATGGACACAGCCAGCTGCCTGAAAGGCCTCGGCCTGATCTAGCCCTCGGGTTTTGCCACCCGAATAGCCTCGAAGAGCCGCCGCAGCAGGAACGAGCGGATTATGCTGACGCCGGTGAACAGCAAGCCCATTTGCAGATTTTGCGCAAGCGTCGTGTGCAGCCCAAAGATCGGAAAGATCAGGATCTGCGTCACAACCGCGACGCCATAGCCGACGATCACGTTGGTGATGGCCTCAACCAGAGACATGAGGCGCGACTGTTTCATGTGGCTCCACGCTCCGTCTTCAGGTCGTCGAAAGTAGCGTCGCCACCTTCAAGAATGGCCTGCTTGCCTGTGAATTTCTGCCAGCGTGCAACCGCCACATCGACGTAAGCCGGATTCAACTCGATGCCGTAACAGACCCGTCCAGTCGTTTCCGCCGCGATCAGCGTGGTGCCCGATCCCATGAAGGGTTCATAGACCGCCTGCCCGGGGCTCGAGTTGTTCAGGATCGGCCGACGCATGCATTCCACTGGCTTCTGCGTCCCGTGAACGGTCTTTTCGTCCTGGTCCTTGTTGGCGATCTGCCAGAGCGTCGTTTGCTTGCGGTCCCCCGCCCAATGGCCTTTGCCGGACTTGCGCACGGCATACCACGCGGGCTCGTGCTGCCAGTGATAATCACCGCGGCTCAGAACCAGCCGATCCTTGGCCCAGATGATCTGGGACCGAATGGTGAAGCCTGCAACCTCGAGGCTTTCAGCGACCGTCGCCGCGTGCAGCGCCCCGTGCCAGACATAGGCGACATCGCCGGGGAAGAGTGCCCAAGCCTCGCGCCAGTCGGCGCGATCATCATTCAGCACCTTGCCGGTGCGTTTCGTCTTGGCCGCCCCCGCCTGATTGCGCCAGCTCGGATCGTATTCCACACCGTACGGTGGATCGCTTATAAGCAATAGCGGCTTTACGCCGTTCAGTACTTTCTCGACATCCGTGGCGACCGTGCTGTCGCCGCAGAGCAGCCGGTGGTTACCGAGCATCCAGAGATCGCCCGGGTGGCTGATCGGGTCCTCAGGGGTTTCCGGAACATCGTCCTCACCCTCCTGCGGGCCGGTGCCTTCCTCGAGGCTCGACATCAGCGCGTTCAGCTCGTCGTCTGTGAAGCCGGTCAGGCCGAGGTCGAAATCAGCCTCCAGCAGATCGGCAAGTTCGAGGTTCAGCAGATCCTTGTCCCACTCAGCATTCTCGCTGGAGCGGTTGTCCATGATCCGGAAGGCCCGCGCCTGGCTGACGGTCAGCCCCTTGGCGATATGCACCGGCGCGGTCTTGAAACCAAGCTTTCGCGCAGCCTCCAGACGCGTGTGCCCGGCGAGAACCACCATCGCCTCGTCCACGACGATAGGCTGGCGCCAGCCGAATTCCTGGATCGAGGCCGCGACCGTCGCGATCGCCTGCTCATTGCGGCGCGGGTTGCGCGCATAGGGAATGATCTGCTCGAGCGGCAGGTCGACGACGTCCATGGTGATGTCCTTGGGAAGCCTGCAAAACGAAATGGGGTCAGACCCCCGTTTCGGTTCAGGCGTGGTTTGTCAGGCCGTCAGGCCTTTGTTTTCTTAGGGTTCGTGTCAAACC